TGTCTGGGTGAAGTATACCACGATAATTTTGTTATTCATAGCCCCGTTTATGTGTAAGAGGAGACACGATATTAATGATTTTTTTTGATAGCAGCTAAAAAAGATTTGGGGTAGGTAAAGCAATGTTACAAAAACGACATCGAACACTTGAATCACCCCGCGCTTTACTCCTTGACATCTTGCTCAGCGTTGGTAAAGCAGGGCAGATACCCCGTCGTGCTGCACTGCGGAGGGTTCATTTTGTAGCGTTATAATGCGGTCTTTTGTCATGGAACAGAAGGCCGCATTTTGTTTTTTAAACACTTGTTTAAAGAAACGGAGGAAAAATTATATGAAAACACGTCAGGATTTTTTCGGCTTCTACATATCGGCTAAAAACGAAGAAATTGCAATTGATGATTTCACGTTTGATGTTTATGAGGCGTTGCCGTATGAGGCGCTGGAATTTTTTGAAACAGAAGATCGCTTGGATGGAAAATTTTATTCCAAGGCATTTCGGTTGCTGTACCTTGAATCAGATCTGATTGAAGAGAATAAGAGTCGGCAGGGGAGAACGAAAGAGTTAGGCAGGATTGACGCCGTTTCGTCCGAAGTTGGTATTGATCAGAAAACGCTGTACAAATACCGATTGAGGTTTGATGCTTTCGCGCGCATCAAGTTGGAAGGAAGAGGTTATGAAGTAACATCGGGAAAAAATCGCCCGATACAAATCGTGAAACGCATGGTATGATGGAAACCTGCCACTACGCGTCGAAAGCGTGCCGGTATTTCTCACATTATGAAAGAGCGCGAAGATTTCTTTAGCTACTACAGAATGGCGAAAAACAGTAGAATTGAGATTGATTTTGCCACTTTTAAGGTGTATGAGGACTTACTCTATGAGGCCTTAAATTTTTTCGAAACCGAAGACTATTTGGATGGAAAGTTTTATTCAAAAGCATTTAGATTGTTGTATCTTGAGGAAAACGAAGGAACGAGCGCAAAAAAGAGTCAAAACAAAAAGAGAAAAGCCGGAAAGATTGATTCCGTGTCCGCTGAAATTGGCATCGACCAAAAAACGCTATATAATTATCGGTTAAGATTTGATTCATTTGCGTTGTTCCAATTAGAGAAAAGAGGTTTTAAACTCACATCGGGAAAAAACCGTCCGATACAAATCACAAAACCTGTGCTATGATGTGACTATCAAAAGCAGTTTTGATTAAGCCGGTGTGCGCTGAAAGCACATCAAAAGACCTTTACGCGGCCGGAACCGCGATAACAACCGAAAGGAAGAAGTTATGGAGAAAGGTAATAACGCAGAACAGGCGGTTACGCAACCAAGCGAAACAAAACCAGCGTCGCAAGAAGGCTTAACGATTCCCAAGCACAGGTTCGATTGTGTAAATCTATGCTTAAAGGAAACCAAGCAAGCCTTGAGGGACGCGGCTCAAAAAAATGATGAGCGTGAAGTTCGCATAATCGCGCTTGAAAAAACATTGCTTGATGCCAAAATCGAAACGGCGCTTGCGTTACATAGGGCGAGAAGCTTGACGGCAGTCAAGGCTCTCATAGATTTTTCGAATTTAAAACTGGGACAAGACGGCAGTGTGTCGGGATTGGAGGAACAGATTCTCCATATAAAAAAGAGCCAGAATTATTTGTTTGAGAATCAAGAAAGCCCGATGTATGTGTTAGTGCCGGTCAAAAGCGGCGATTCCTTAAACAAATCCATAACGAACTATATCAAAAAGACGGAGAGAGAACAAAAATGAGCTTGTTAGGAACTATTAAAAATAAGCTGATAGCAGGTAATATTCCGGCGGGCAGTATCGGTTTGGGGCAATATCCAGATACCGAATCCGCCCAATTCTGCAAGGTAGTTTTTACGAACAAGGACAAACCCGCGGTTTTTTTAGGAAGTGATGACACAGATATCGAAACCTTTAAGGTGATTATACGCGGCGTCTGTTACAGTGCAATGGAAACGTTGGCCGGCACCGTAAAATCGGTCTTAAAAGCGGCGGAATATATTCCGCTCGGCGGGTATGAGGATGTGGAGCCGAAAGAAGGCGATGCGTTCATGTATCTCGCCGTCAATTTTAAATCTATCAAAAAAAGTTAAGGAGAATTAAAAATTATGTACACAGGTTTAACAGGAAAAATTGAAATCGCTTCGGTGGAAGTTGCGTATATCAGCAATTGGAGCGTCGAAGACACGGTAGAACTGATTGAAGTTCCGGTTCTCGGAGAGAGAACAAAAGGCAAAATTTCCGGGCTTCGCGGTTGGACGGCGAGCGCGGATGGCGCGCTCGAATTTAGCGGCGACGGGAGCCATGCGGCTTTATTTGATGCGATGCACAACGGTACAAAAGTCGAGTGCAAATTTTATCTGAATACGACGCTCTATTTTAAGGGCACTGGCATGATAGAGTCTTTAAGTATCGATTTATCGGCTGAGGATAAAGGCAATATTTCGATCAGTATTTCCGGCGTGGACGAGCTAGAGTACCCTACGAAAGCGACGCCCGGCTATACGACGGACGAGTCAGTAGATCCGTTCGAATAGGCAAATTCGCATAGGTTTTCGGGCCTTGTACCTGCTCAGCAAAACAAGGCTCCTTGTGGGGCAACTTCGGTAATTCCGGACAAGCCCCGACAAATAGAAATAAATTAAAATTCTTGGAGGAAACAAAATGTACATCAAACTGAATGAGGATTACGAGGTCAAGACGACGCTCGGCACAATCCGCGACATCGAAAAGGCGTTCGGAAAATCATTTTTCGAGGTGGTCAATTCGGTCTCAACCATGAAAATAGAGGAGCAAATTAAGCTTCTCTACGTCGGCCTTCGCAAGGCGCATCCGGAAATGGCCGAGGCGGCGTTCAACGCTTTGTGCGAGGAGTACCTCGGTATCGGCGATCTTATGGAGTATCTCGAAAAATACTTTTACGCGCTGCAATACCCCGGCCTTAGCGAGGAAGAGGTGCAAGATCGTATCGAAAAAAAACTTCAAAAGAGCCGGGAGATCCGGAAAATGCGTTCTTTGACTGGAACGTAATGATTAAAAACGGCGCGCTGGCCGGCTTGAAACCGCAAGAAATCTGGCTTTTGGAGCTTTGGGAATACAATCGTTACTTGCTTGCCTATCAGGAAAAGTCAAAAAACGATACCGCACAAGCAATCATGATCGGATATTATTGCGCGTATTACACCAACGGCGGGAAGAAAGCAAAGAAGCCCGGTGATCTGATAAACAAGCTTTACAGCAGAAAGCAGAACCTTGAGGACGGCTTGCGCGACATCGAAAGGCTCAAAGAATTAGAAAAAGCTGCAAAATAAACGGGAGGCAATATGTCAAGTGATTTAAAAACCACATCGAAAGAACTAGAAACGCTAATGGACAGCATCAAGGAGTTTTCAAAAAATTTCGCGGATATGGGCGGCGGTCTTAAGGATGCGCTAAAAGAATTTAACTTTGTCGAAAAAGGCGCGGAGGCATTGTCCAATGCACTCTCTGGCTTGAACTTGAATATGGATGTAGCCGGCGTTACCTCGTCGCTCATGGCCGGCGATTTCAAAGAAGCGTTCAAGCAATCCGGGATCATGGAAAAAGGCATAGGTTTCATTTCGGACGCACTTTCCGGCTTAAACTTAGACATGGATGTAGCCGGCGTTACATCGTCGCTTATGGCCGGCGACTTTAAAGGCGCGTTAAAGCAATCCGGGATTATGGAAAAGGGCGTTGGCATACTGTCCGATACGATCTCCGGCTTAGGGATTGACATGGACGTTGCCGCTGTTGGCGCCGCGCTCATGGACGGCGATTTTAAAGGCGCGCTTATGCAATCCGGGCTGCTGGAAAAAGGCATAGGCTTTGTGTCGGACACTTTATCGGGCTTGGGATTGGATATGGACGTTGCGGCTGTCGGAGCTGCGCTCATGGCCGGCGATTTTAAAGGCGCGTTTATGCAATCCGGGCTCATGGAAAAGGGCATAGGCTTTGTGTCGGACGCTTTATCGGGTTTAGGATTGGATATGGACGTTGCGGCCGTCGGCGCCGCGCTCTTGGACGGCGATTTTAAAGGTGCGCTCATGCAATCCGGGTTACTGGAAAAAGGCATAGGCTTTGTGTCGAACGCTTTATCCGACCTGGGGTTGGAAATGGACGTGGCAGGCGTAGCCTCTTCGCTCATGGCCGGCGATTTCAAGGGAGCGTTCAAGCAATCCGGACTCATGGAAAAGGGCTTAGCGTATGCGTCGGACGCTTTATCCGACATGGGCCTTGAAATGGATGTCGCAAGCGTCGCGAGCAATTTAATGAGCGGAAACTGGGTCGGCGCGATCATGAGCAGCGGTTTGTTTGACGATGTTATTTCTACATTGGCAACCGACGTTCTGCCTAGTTTGATGGAGGCGCTCCAACCTATTATAGAAGCTCTTCCCGATATAATGGAAGCGCTTAAACCTATTATAGAAGCTCTTCCCGGCATAATAGAGTCGCTCTTACCGATAATAACAACCTTGATGGAGTTGATTGCCCAAATTTTGCCGGTTCTGCTTGACGCTCTTTTGCCAATCATAGAGATATTGTTTGATGTGCTGAGCGATATTCTGCCGGTTCTCAATCCGCTGATAAAAATACTTGCGGACTTATTTTCCGGCGCGCTGGGCACCGCGCTCGAAGTGGTCGGGGACATTCTAAAAAATGCCATCATGCCGGTTTTGAACATTTTTATCGGAATTATCGAAATGATCTGCAAACTGATTAAAGGCGACTTTTCGGGCGCGTTCGACAGCTTAAAGAATGTCTTTAAAAACGCCATAAACTTTGTGTTGGGCGGAATTAACCTGTTCATCGGCGGGATTAACAAAATGATCGGCGGGGTAATAGATGGAATCAACCTGATTATAAAAGGCTTGAACTTTATACCCGGCGTTAACATCAGACTGCTTGACAAAGGCGCAATGCAAATTCCGACGATTCCGCTTCTGGCAAAGGGCGCTATCGTTGATATGCCGACCGTTGCGATGGTCGGTGAGGGAAGGTACCCGGAGGCGGTCGTGCCCTTAGGCGATAGCCCGCAGTTCGCGTCCATGAAAGCCGATATCGCAAATGCGGTGTTGCAGGGGATTATGGCGTTAAACGGGACCGGCTTTGGTTCAAAGTCCGGCACGACGGAAGTAATTTTGAACGTAGACGGAACCAAACTTGCCCGCGCTGTGTTGCCGGGAATCGAAAAAGAACGTTCGCGCGGCTATTCAATGGCCGTGCAAGGAGTGTAACATATGGATTATTTAAATATAGACGGAATAGAATTCAAAAACGGAGTTTCGAATGGGGAAGTGCCGGAAAAGTTTTTTAATCTGTTGCCCACCGCGGTATTGCCGAAAACCAAGATTATCAAAACTACGGAACGTTCTTTAGGCGGCACTATGTGTGTTGACATCACAGGAGTCAAAAAGAACCTGACGGTAACGTTCGACGTACTAAGTAACGACGAATTTATTTTCATCCGTGACTTTTTAAGCTTCGAGAATATCGAGAGGTTAGACCCGAACGGCTTAGAGGTGACTTATTTCGATTCCGCGAAAAAAATGGTAGAAAGCGTACTACAGCCGGTAACAATCCAATGTTTTGTGGACAGCGTAAATTATGTGCCGTTTATCGTCGAAGATGAAATCAAGTGGCGCGACGTGGTCATCGAACTGGTCGAAATTTAAAGGGAGGCGTATAAAAATATGTCTGAAACAATTATGAACATGGCAACGCCGATCCGTAAAGTCGAGGGGAAAGTAGGCATCAACTTTTTTACGGGCCGAAATTCTGAGATTACCATTGAGACAAGCCGAGAGGACGATTTTTTTGAGCGCTATCAAAAGCAAATCATCACCGACGGCTTAGAAGTAAAATATAAATACGCTTGTTTGGATGAACGGACAACGCCGGATGGATCTTTTCATCCGCTCGGCAAAAACGACCATATCGGTTGGTGGGGGGATTTGCTTGGCGGTGCCGGCGGAAACTTTACCAATCCGCAATTTGTTCAAATCAATTTTTTGTTAGCAAACACTATCCCGTTCATCACCGTTCGCGGCGATATCCCATATGGGGAGTATCCGTTGGAATTTATGCTTACCTACTACAATGACGCGGATCAAGAAACTCCGCCGACGAAGCAGCCGGTTAAGACAATAACGGTAGTGAACATCAACGATGAGGTTACTTATAACGGTGTGCCGCAGACGAATGTTTTTAGCAAGGCAAAATGCGAGTATCGGTTTGTCGAAGAAGTATCCGATGTAACGGCGGTTAAAATTTCAATCACCAAGTGGAGCGCGCCTGAAACATTTGCAAAAATCAGCTTTTTTTCGGACGAGCGCATTGAAGAATTCGAAGGCGATAAACTGAAAAGCATCGAGGTGTTGGAAGAAAAAACGTCTAACGCAGACAAGCTTTCTTACGATATCAGCAGTAATTATTGCCAAATAAAATTCCTCAACGAAGACTACAAATATTTTGAACCCGGCTATTACAACCGCTTGCGCAAAAATCGCGAAATTAAACCGAATATTTACTGCGGCGTTGAAACGGATCCGACCAAAAAGCAATTCGCGCCGCTCGGAACCTTTTATTCCGACGAGTGGTCGGTGCCGTCCGACAGCCAGTTTGTTACGGTCAAGGCGTACGATATCCTCTACAGCCTCAAAGATGTGATAATCAATTACGGCATGATAGAGAACGTCAACGCGCTCGATAAGGAAAGAATTGACTCCTACAAGCTCTACAGTGGTCAAATGATGACAGCAGTAATCGCACGGGTAGAAAAATTAATTAACGCTGAGCGCGAAAAAAGCGGCATCTGGGGCAGCAATATCGGCATCATCCCCAAGATTAAAGATTTCCCATTGGATTATACTTTGATCGAAGAAAAGACCGCATGGGAGGTTTTACAGGATATCGCGAATTTGTGCTGCGCGTACGTGTATGTTGATCGGGCGGGCAATATTGTAATCGAGCAGGACGATTTTGACGGCGCGCCGAAAACAATGGCGACGACGGGCGGGGAACCGGTAAAAATCGATATGGAAAATGCGTTTTCGTATAGCCTGCCGGTGAGTAGTAAGAATGTAGTGAATCGGATAGATGTTGAGTATTATAGTTTGGAACAAGACGATAAACCAGATGACGATAATGCTTATGAAATTAAACAGAAAGATTATATTATCAAAAACGGAATCGCGTATTTTACTGTCAAATTAAAGAAGATCTACGGTGAAATCGACTCAATAGTAGACAGTTCAAGCGAATACATGATATGCATAGAAAAGGCGAACTATGATTTGTTTTATTGCTTTATTAAAACAGATGAAGTGTTTTCAAAAGATAAGTTGCCAAAAGATATCACAATAGTGATATCCTCAGAAATCACTTGGAAATTGGAGAGCAGGAATTATATGGATAGCGATCAGGATAGCATAGTCAAAAACGGTTTGAAAGAGTTAAAATGCGGTGCCGGCGCGACAATGACAAAAAAGCTTGCCGAAGATAATGCCGAAAATATACTCAAAAAATATGCGAGCGGCATAAGCTTTTTAATAAGTGACTGGCGAGGAGATTATACGTTAGAGGTCGGAATGACATTCAAGGGTGACGGGGAGGATAACGCAGTTGAGGAAAAAAACAAAAGAAAGACATTTGAATGTCTTTCTAATGAAATGGTGTTGGACGGGGGCTTTAAGGCTAAAACAAAAGGGATAGAACAAAAGACCTAAATGTCAAAAACTGCGAATATTAATCCGGTTCCAGCCGAACAAAAGTAAATCCGAGTATTTAAACCTAAAGGGACTATACCACCTATAACTTGCGCGGGAGTTGTTACAGAATAGTCCAAATAATCGGTAGATTGAATTGCTAGACTTATGGAACTAGAGTTGTTTGTAGGGTTATATGCTTTTGCAGTCAGCACGCTTGAAAGAAGGGTACGTGGTATACTAATACTTTTAATTTCAAAAATAGCTTGTGTCGCTGTTTTTGTAGCGTACTTAATACTAAACATCGGCGCACCCTGTTCGTACACAATGACAGTATCGCCAAGTTTATGTATCGTTAATATCTCGCTCAATCCGCTATCCCCCGCAGGCCCCTGCGGCCCGGCAGGGCCAACGGCGCCGATATCACCCTTATCGCCTTTTTCCCCGGGATCTCCCTTGTCACCCTTGTCACCCTTATCGCCTTTAACGCTTCCGGTCAGCAGTTCTTCCAACTCCTCATTTTTTTCTTTCAGTTGCGCAATCTCTGCCAACAACGCGGAATCGTCATAGCTGTCTCCGCAAGTCGCGGCTGTAAGCGGCAACACGGCAAGGCACATGGCCACTGCCAAAACAAAAATGGTTAATTTCTTCATAAAAAGAATCCTCCAAAAGATATGTTTAAATTATACATTATTTTTTCTTAAACCGCAAGTAAATTTACTATATTTTCGATAAAGGAGAACTTTTTATATGCTAAAGATCGATAGCGGCTAATTTGTTAAAAAATGAAATTTCTGGCGCAAGATAGAGGTACTCAGGAGAATATTAAATGCAAACAAAAAAGTACTATTGTAGCATCTGTCTCATCATCCGTGATGAAAACGAATATTTGAAGGAATGGTTAGAATGGCATATAGGGCAAGGAGCAGAACATTTCTATATCTACGATCATGGTAGCAAATATTCTGTTAAGACATTTATTCAATTACTGAAATTGCCCTTAACAACTATGATTACGGTAGTCGATTGGAATGGCAAGTACAATAACGCGCAACCAGAAGCATACAACGATTGTTTGAAGCAATTCGGGAAAGAAAATAGGTGGATTGGATTTATCGACGCTGACGAACATGTGCGACTAAAAACAGGTCAAACATTGCCCGAGTTTTTACAAAATTATGAGACTTATGCCGGCGTATTTATAACATGGGTCATGTATGGAGCAAACGGTCAAAAGCATAAGTCTGATGAATTGTTAAGACAAAGGTTTCCGCAACCTACGTTAGTTAAAACGTGGTCGGATAAAATTGGCAAAGTTTTTGTGCAACCGTTGTTGATTGAAAATATGGTCAGTCATAATGGCCATCCGAAAGAAGGCTATCATATTGTAGGCGAATATAAAGACATTGTGCCGGCGGCACAATTTTGGAAAATTAATGCGACAACAGATTTGATTTGCATTGACCATTACTATACAAAATCTTACGAGGAGTGGCTAGAAAAACTAAGGCGCGGAACTTGTCATTCGCAATATGGCCGCGAATACAGAGAGTTTTTCGAACTGAATCCGGATATGGAGTACTGCCGAGAGAATATTTCTTTATCGCAGAAATACGAAATATCCACAAAATAAGCACTAAGCAAATTATAAGCAAACAAGGAGAAAAATTATGTCATACGTAAAAAATACATGGTTGCCAAGCACTCCGATTAAAGTAGATGATTTAGATAGAATCGAAGATGCGTTGGTTGAACTTGGGAAAAGAACCCAACATAACATTACGCTCAAATATATAAAAGAGGGCTATGGAGAAGAAGAAGGGACACTCTCGTTCTCATTTATAGATTCTGATGCATCTATAGTAACGGCGGAAACGATTTATGCAAGACTAGTCGATGCTATAGGTGCTACAGGTATCATTCCTTGCAGCGGGATATCGCGTCGCGAGGAAAGCGCGAGTTATGCGGGAGGACCGTACATTGCATTCTATACGACGGTAAGTATTCCGAATTCTAGTTCATATCCGGGACAATTAGAATTTTCGGGATATAACATATGGTTTGGAAGTTTTCCCGCAACGGAAATCCAAGTTCCCAACGAATATACGTTGCGTATTTGGATGGAATGTATTGTGCAATTATCCGACAAAGTTGTTCAAATTTTATAATGAGGAGGAGTAAAAATGTATACAGGATTAACGGGAGCGTTAAAGGTTTATTTAGACGGTAATTGGGGTACGGTAGCTTACATCAGCGGCTGGAGTATCGACGACAGTGCCGAGATAATCGAAACCACCAAGATAGGCGAAGTACATAAAGACGCCTTTGCGGGTATGCAGAACTGGAGCGCGAGCGCGGACGGCGCAATCGTATTTAACGGCAACGACGCTCAAGCGGCTTTATTTATGGCGAAGCAAGCCGGGCTTAAAATCAAGCTGCAATTTTTCTTAGACGATAAGTCCAACGTCACAAACGGCAAAAGCACATATTTTTCGGGCTACGGTTACATCGAGTCCTTAAGTGTCAGTTTGTCTGCGGAAGATAAGGGCAATATTTCCATCGGTATCAAAGGAACCGGCAAGCTTAAGCTTAGGGTTAACGGCAGGGTTTGCAAGGTAGAGGACCAGCAATTCTTTACCGAGCGCGAGGTGGACGCAGAGGCCTTAATAGAGCAGTTAAGCACGCATACTGGCGATACCGTGAAGCACATAACAGGCGCGGAGCGTACGGCGTGGAATGAGAGTTCGGAAGCGTTCAACACGCATAAGAATGACGCCGTAAAGCACGTAACCGCCACGGAGCGTTCAAACTGGAATGGGAATGTAACGTCGTTTAGCACGCATAGCAACGATGGTACTAAACATATAACTTCCACGGAACGCGGCAATTGGAACGCGAAAGCGAATGCGTCCAATACTATCACGATAAATGGTAATACGCAGCAATTAGGAAACAACCCGAATTTCTCTATTGCGACGGGCGGCGGCGGATTCGGCGGCGGAGATTTCCCGTATCCTATCGGCAGAGGCGGCGGAATAGCAATCGGTCCGAACTCGGTAGCCGGTCACCATTGTGTCGCGGTCGGCGAGGACGTAACTGCGGATGGCGGCAAGAATGCCGGGACATTTGGTAGTTCCGCGCAGGCGTTTGGCGCGAATACGCGATCGGACGGCTACAACACAACGGCCCGCGGTAATGATTCGGACAGCTCACCCGGCGGTTTAGCCATGGGGTATAACGCTTACGCGACAGATACTCGGACGATCGCTTACGGCAATAACGCGATGGCCAACGGCTTCGGTGCGATGGCGGTCGGCAATGACTGTGAATCAGGTGCCCACGGCGTCGCCGTCGGGCAAGGCTGTAACGCTGAGGGCGACGGTATCGCTTTCGGTAAAGGCAGCAATGCGGCCGGAGGTGCCATGGCGGCCGGCAACGGTTGTTATTCTGGCCCCAACGGTGTCGCCGTCGGACAATATTGCACGGCATACGACGACGGCATCGCCTTTGGCAAATATTCCACCGCAAATGGTAATACAGTGGCGATAGGAAACGGCGCTCAAACCAGCCTTAACGGTGATATCGTATTGCAAGCGGACAATAACCGTGTGAGTTTAAGAAGGGAAGTTTGGGCGAATGAGGATATTCCCGCCAATACGGCGGAGTCAACCGTGCGCGAGATTTGGCCGGCATTACAGGCACGTCATGCGGCGGGGCATTATGTTCTGTATAATCAATGCTCAGACAATGCCGCAGACGGCACCGCTGCTCCGTTTACGATTACCGGAGTCGCGGATAACGCATTGATACGGTACTTAGAACTGTTTGTAGCTGACACCAATAATTCGGGTAGTCCTTATTATGGAACGACCTTTTATAAGGCGTATTTGGAAAATTCTCAGGTTTCCGCAGGAATTACGCAAATCGACAATTTGCTTGGATCGACTTGTGAGGCGCAGTCCAGCTATAAATTCGGAACCGGTGTAACCTTAGTTGTAACTTAATTCATCGGCGGCGTTTTCAGACACGCCCTGCCGACGGCAAAAACGTTATTCTTTTTGCCGTCGGCAGCTTCATGTCCGCGGATAATTCGCCATTTTGCGTAAAAAAGAATTCGAGCAGAAAACAAAAAAATTGTGGTGCGTCGGTGCCGGAGGAGCGTTAGCTATGGAAGAACATATCAAGCATACACGCCTGCCGTTTAGTTGCGGGGCGGGCGAAGCGTCGGTCAACGTCCGGACGGGCCGTTATATTTTCATACACCCGGATTTTGAAGTGGGGGACGGAGATTATCCCATCTCCGTCGCGCACGTATTTAACCCGGAGATTCCATTTGCCGATGTAACACCTTGCATGGGGCACGGCTGGAAGTTGAATGTCCAGCAATACGTTATTCCCAATGCCGGAACAGGCCGCTGCGATTCGGATCGGTTCACTTACATAGACGAGAAAGGGTACAGCCACAGGTTTGAAAAATATCATAACGCAAGTCAATATTATTACGCGGCCGATGTGAATCTAACGCTGCAAGTGACGGACTGGAAGTGCCGCGACGACGAGGGTACGCGGTATGTCATAATCGACGACGCGGGCAATCAGAAGAATTTTGACCCCTTAGGGCGGCTCAGAAGCGTGGTGTCGGCGCGGAACCCGAATGCGGAGCAGGTTTTTGAGTACGACGGCGACAAGTTGACGGTTATTTACGCCGCGCGAAAACCGTCCGAAAAAATCTCGTTGGTGTATGAGGAAAACCGACTTAGCAAAATTACGTATGAGGAATCCGAGAGTAGTGAGTCGGGCGGCGAAGTTGTTCATGTGATCCGGACGCTTTGTTATGGATACGACGAAAAGGGTAACTTATCCGGTATTATCCGAAGAACTTGGAATTCCGAGAAGAAAACGGAAACTATCGAAACCGTCGCATGTTTTACATACGATTTAGAAAAAGATATTGGGGCGCTCGCGTATCCGCTGTATCATCTGACGAAAGCGGTTGACGGCAAGGAAAATTCCGCGCTGCAGCTGGATTATATGGCCAATACGGTCGAGGGTGTCTACCGCGTACAGAAAGTAACCGTGGGATTTTGCCCCGTTATGGCCGAGGGGGACGGAGACGACCCTTACGGGTACGGGTACGGCGATAACGGCGAAATCGCTGCGGGAGTCGAGGGCTGCCCGGTATTTGCGGTCGGCGCGATGAGCAGGTTGAGCGTTAAAGCATGGGCGGAGTTTACGCCCGGTTATGAGGAAGAGGATTTAAACGACGGGTATTATATCGTTACGGTCGAAGACGATAAGGGCGGTATCATGGATTATTGCTTTGACGAGAACGGCCTTACAAACGGGACATCGGAGCGGTAGTGATATGGATATATTAATCGTAGGTTACGGAAATATAGGGAAGCATATTTACGACGAGTTTAGAGTTTTAGAACCGGATATCTATGACCCGCATATACCCGAATACAGCGTTAAAAAAGATAAGCGGTACGATTTTGCTTTTATCTGCGTGCCGACGGACAGTTTGCCGGACGGTGCTTGTGATACATCGGTGGTTCGTCAGGCGGTTTTTGAAACCGACGCGGATATTATTATCATTAAATCTACGGTACCGCCCGGAACGACGGACGGGTTCATTAAAATAAGCAGCAAAAACATCGTGTTTTCTCCGGAGCACTACGGCGTAACGCAGCATTGCAAAACCGACCCCGGATTTGTAATCTTAGGCGGCAATAATGATTTATGTACCGAAGTCGCACAATTGTATTACAAAGTCAAGAACGGATATTTCAAAATATACTTTACGGATACGGTTACGGCGGAATTATCCAAATACATGCTGAACTCGTTTCTCGCGCTAAAGGTAACTTTTTGCAATGAATTCGCTATGTTAGCTCAAAAATTCGGCGTCAATTATCCCGAGCTTAGAGAGCTATTTGTCGTGGACGAACGTGTTGGGTCGTCACACACGTTCTGCTATCCGGACAAGCCGTATTATGACAGCCATTGCTTTAACAAGGACGTTCCGGCCCTTATAAGCTTTGCGGATGGCGCCGCGCCGCTTATAGCAAATATGCACGAAATAAACGTGGCGAGGAAATCTAAGAAATAAAAGGAGAACTGCCGTGAGTAATTTACATAATAATCCGCAATATTACTGCAGTATTTGCTTAATTATTCGTGACGAAAGCGAGTATTTAAAGGAGTGGATCGATTGGCACATCGGCCAAGGAGTTGAACACTTCTACATCTACGATCACGACAGCAAAGAACCGATTACTGAGTGGATAGAACGCATGACCCCGGAACTGGCGGAGAAAATAACGGTGATTGATTGGAGCGGCGCGCATGACAACGCCCAGCCGGACGCATATAACCATTGTTTGGCGTGGTACGGGAACGAAAGCCGATGGATAGGATTTATTGATGCAGACGAACATGTGCGCGTAAAAACCGGGCAAGCTTTACCTGAGTTTTTGAAAGGATATGAACGGTATGCGGGTTTATTTATGGTGTGGACGATATACGGCGCGTGCGGGCAGAAAGAGAAATCTAATTTGCCGCTTAGGCAGCAGTTTCCGACTCCAACGCCTATTCGGACGTGGTCGGATAAGATGGGTAAGGTTTTTGTTCAGCCCCGTTTTATGCGGGCAATGTATATTCATAACGGATATCCGAAGAAAGGATGCGATGTGGTGGGAGAATATAAAGATATTTTACCCGAAGCGGAATTTAGTAAGGAAAATGCGACGACGAATTTAATTTGCGTCGATCATTATTTTACCAAATCGTATGAGGAATGGCTGGAAAAGTTGAAACGCGGAAGATGCCATGCAAGCAACACACGCAAGTATGATGAGTTTTTTGAGTTTAACCCGGATATGGAGTATTGCCGCGAGGATATCGATCCGCCGCAGATATACGAATTCTCGACAAAGAAAAAAAGTGAAGTGAGCAAAAAATCGGACTCGCCGTATAAATACGAATGCAGTATTTGCTTAATTATCCGCGACGAAAATGAGTATTTGCGCGAGTGGTTAGAATGGCATATAGCTTTGGGCGTCGGGCACTTTTATATCTATGACCACGGCTCCAAACAGTCTGTCGCGGAATTAGTTCAATCGTTAGGTTCGGGAATTGCAGATAAGGTCGACGTAATCGATTGGAGCGGTCCGCACCGAAACGCGCAGCCGGAGGCGTATAACGATTGTTTAAAGCGGTTCGGGCCGGAAAGCAAGTGGATCGGATTCATTGATGTTGATGAATTTGTTAATTTACGCATAAAAGAATCATTGCCGGAATTTTTGCAAAATTACGAAGAATTTGCCGGTTTATTTATTGCCTGGGTCATACATAACGCAAACGGCCAGAAATACAAGTCCGGTTTGCCTGTACGGGAAAGATTTAAAACGCCGATGTATGAAACCGTTTCGGACGGTATGGGAAAAGTATTTGTTCAACCGCAGTTTATGCAAGATATATATATACATAACGGCCGTCCTGTAACCGGTAAAACCGTGGTTGGAGAATTAAAGGATTTGGTGCCGGATAACAGCTTTATTAAAGAATATCCCACTGTCAGCTTGATTTACATTGAGCATTATTTCACAAAATCCTACGAAGAATGGATTGAGAAACTGAACCGCGGTAGGTGCCATTTATACCACGGAAGAAAATACGACGAATTTTTTGTATATAACCCGGACATGGAAAAAGAGTGCAGGGAGGAAATTAGTCCGATTCAAAAATACGAAATATCCACCAAAGTCATGCAGGAGAAAGAGAGGTAAAGCGGAAATGAAAGTATTGTTAAGAATAGACGGACTTACAAACAAGGTCTACGCATACAAAGAAAGCTGGGATATGGACAAAGCGGCGGACTTTAAAGCAAAACATAAATATATCCATGAAATCCAAAAGTATGACGCGGCCGTCGAATTAGATAATTTAGACGTATTTGCGGCGGCTGAAGAAGCCGTCGAGGACGTGTTTTACGAAAACGGGCAGCTTGTCGCCAAACTGAAAGACCCGGGCGAGTTTTTTAATATTGTAAATCAACTTATCGGGGAACTCGGCGTTCTGAAAAATGCAGAACGGTCGGCGTTTATCACTTACACGGAAAGCCGCCGCGCATTAGAAGCGCAGGTAAAACTGGATGCGGCGACAAAGACGAGAGCGGAGAAAGAGCAAGAAATAGACGCGTTAAAACGAGAGCGCATGCAACTCCTGCGGGAAAAAAAACTCATTGAAATAGAGCGGCTCGCGCCACAATTTGATTGCGCTACCTGCTTAATTATCCGCGACGAAAACGAATATCTAAAAGAATGGCTGACGTGGCATATAGGGCAGGGCGTCCAACATTTCTTTATCTACGACCACGGCAGCGTCGAGCCGGTTGCGGACTTTGTACAATCGTTAGGGTTGGATATCTCGGACAAAGTCACCGTAACCGATTGGAGCGGTTCGCATGTCAACGCGCAGCATGAGGCGTATAACGATTGCTTGACTCGGTTCGGTAAAGAAACCCGCTGGCTCGGGTTTATCGATTCCGACGAAATGGTGCGGATTAAAGACGGCAAAAAGCTTCCTGAATTTTTAGCGGAATTTACGGATTGCGCCGGACTGTTCATTCCCTGGGTCGTATATAACGCAAACGGACAGAAGGATAAATCTCCCTTACCGTGCCGTGAACGGTTTACGCGCGAAGCAGCCAAAGAACTGTGGCTGGATATTGGTAAGGTGTTCGTTCAGCCTGCCCTTACGCACTACATGATGATACATAATATCATCCCAGCCGAAGGCTTTGAGGTAGTAGACGCATTAAAGGAGTCTTTCGAAGAAGCGGCAATTTCCAAGCCGGGCGTATCGGGGGAGCGGATTTGCGTCGACCATTATTATACGAAGTCCCATCAGGAATGGGTGGAAAAAATAAGCCGGGGCGCGTGCGACCCGAACTATGCCCGCCGTTACGACGAATTTTTCCACTACAATCCGGACTTAGCGGAATATAGGGAAAAAATTATTCCGTTGCAAGAGTATGAGATTTCCAAAAAGTATTTGACGCAAATCCGGCAGGCCAAGTTGGACGAACTGATGAACGCGGATTTTGAGTACTATTGCAGCATCTGCTTAATTATCCGCGACGAAAACGAATATTTAGAGGACTGGCTGAACTGGCACAGCGTACACGGCGTTGATCATTTTTACATCTACGACCATGGCAGCAAACAACCCGTAACGGAAGTTATAAAGAGCCTAGGCGCTAAGTTGCAAAACAAGATTACCATCGTTGATTGGGGCGGATCGCATGTCAGCGCGCAGGTAGAAGCGTATAACGACTGCCTGCAACGGTTTGGGAAAGAAAGTAGATGGTTGGGTTTTATCTCCGTAGACGAATATGTCGTTTTAAAGAACGGAAAACTGCTGCCCGAATTATTGGAAGGCTTCGAGGAATACGCAGGTTTGTTCATCGCGTGGGTGATGTACGGCGCGGACGGCCAGTTGAAAAAATCCGAATTGCCTTTAATGCGTCGGTTTTTAACGGAATCGTTGTCCAAGGCGTCCGCCGGTTTAGGCAAGGTGTTTGTGCAGTCTGTCTTAATGAAAGATATGGTGATACATAACGGCCATCCGGTCGAAGGCTTTACCGTGGTAGATGAAAACAAAAGCCCGCTGCAAACCGCGCACTTATGGAAGGAAAATACCACAACGAATACGATTTGTATCAATCATTATTTTACCAAGTCCTATGAGGAGTGGATCGAAAAGCTGCAGCGCGGTTCGTGCAACCCGCATTTCAGTCGCCAATATAATGAGTTTTTTGAATATAATCCCGGCATGAAGTTTTGTCGTGAAAAGAAATATCCGGTTCAGAGATACGAGATATCGGAGAAAGGCGGCGCATAATATTATGGTGAAAAACGATTTTCTTATTGATTCCGCCGCGTGCACATTTTTCGATGATTTTTCAAGCGGCATTATTGATAGAACCAAGTGGACGTTTCATACGGGCGACGGCTCGAAATACGATTGCGGCGGCGGTTGGGGCAACGGCGAACGCCAGCGCTACCATAAAGAGAACGCTTCAATTGTCGACGGTAATTTGCGGCTCACGGCTTATAAAGCAGACAAACGGCGCTATACTTCCGCAAAGCTCGTAACATGGGACACCGCGCCGGACGGCAAAAGGTTGTTCTCTCAAACCTACGGACGGTTCGAGGCAAGACTTCGTTTGTCGAAGGCCGTCGAAGGCTTGTGGCCGGCGTTTTGGATGATGCCTACGGAGAGCGTTTACGGAATCTGGCCTAGTAGCGGTGAAATAGACATTATGGAGATGAGGGGCAGATTTGCGCGTAAAGCCTTTGCCGCGTTACATTTTGCTCCTACTGGTTCCCGTGTTTGTTGCGCCGCTTGCAATAACCCTAAAAACCGCTTGGGTTTCGATATTACCGATTTTCACATCTACACCTGCGATTGGGAACCCGGCAGAATATCTTTTTATATAGACTACGATCTTTTGTATTCTATGGAAAAGGACGGCACCGTTATTTTTGGCGATGGGGTCAGAATCGCGGGGCGCAGGACGCGGTGGAATACGGATTTTTTATCGGACTCCAACGCGCCGTTCGATAAGAACTTCTACCTAACCCTGAACCTCGCGGTCGGCGGCACGTTCGACGGCGGCAAAACGCCGCCCGACTCGGCGTTTGAAACAGATCCCCCATATCTTGAGGTGGATTTTGTGCGCGCATTCAGTTTGAGCGATATGCAAAAATTTTTGAAAGGAGAAAAACATAATGGTTGATCCATGGTTAATAATCGCGCAAGCCGTCGCGCTTGTGTTGGGTTCGTTGTCCGCTTTACTGGCCGCGAAAACGGCGAAGTATAGAAAGGAAGCGGAAAAGAACGAACAACAAGTAGAAGAAAAGAACGATATCATTAAAAGGGTGGGGGACAAACTGGATTCCTACCCCATTATCCTGCGCGGAATGTATTTAGCCGAAACGGTTTACAACGGATATAATCCGGATTGCGGCCGGTGCGGAGAGGATACCGAATGCTCCAAAGAAAAACACTCTGCCACTAAGAAAAAGTATGCGATCGATTATGTAAAAAAAGAACTAAGCAAATCGGGCATTCCTTTTATCTATAAAGACGTAGACGCAAAAATAGAGGAGCTTGTGTTTGCATTTAAGGCGGATGAAGCGAAGGAGCATGAGGCCGGCGGCAGGGATACGTTTCAGCAGAGGTTAAAAATAGGGGTGTCGATTGAGAGAATTCTTGAAAGGCTTGTTTACGGCGCGGGTTGTAGCCGGGCGTATATTATGGAATTCCATAACGGCTTAAGTAATTTTTCGGGCTTGGGATTTTTACGCATGAGTTGTACCTATGAGATATGCGCTCCTGGCATATTTTCGGAAATAGACGGCCGGTCGGGCATGTACGCGCAGATGTATATAAAAGGCATCAACACGATTATGCTCAAAGATTACCTGAAGTTGGATGTGCGCAACCCAAACGAAGAGGACGATACGCGAATTGGGTATGAAACCCTTAAATCCAAGAATGTAATCGTCAATATCCGGGTGAAAATCGTAGATTTAAGGGGTACGGTTATAGGATACCTCGGCGTAGATTTTTGTAAAGAACTCGAAGACGAAGTGGTAGAATCTTGTATAAGTAAGGTCAAGGACGCAGCAATCGAAGCTGGCGCGTTGCTTTCTTTAGATACTAAAAAATTCAAGCAAAAATAAATGAGGGTGATTGTCTTAAAATGTATAAATTACTTTGCAAAAAGAATGTCAAAACTCATATCACAACATTTTCCTGCGCCTATGATGTGCCTATGATTTAAGAGAATATTGCATAAAAGGCTAGTTTTATCTAATCCTTCGAGGTGGTTTTTATGGATATCAGAGAAGAATTTAAAGAAAAAGCGGATTTAGGGAATCGCCTATTCCAAGAGGCGATTTATAACGGCAACACGGATCCGGAGCTTGTTTTCGGTATTTACAAGACATTGATTAAACTCGCTCGTAACCAAGCCGAGCGTGACTATGTTGAATCATTGGATTGGTCGGGATAATTTGCGTTGCAGCTGTACTATGGTTTGCGAGTAAAGGATACGCAATTAAATGTCAACTCCGCGCGCCCCGCGGCAAAGCCTGATGGGGCGGAAAGACAGCCAACATTTAAAATAATACTCGCCCCCTGCGCCCGTTTGTTGCGGTCGTTCGGGACTTTTTCATTTATCTTTTTTTACAGACGGCAGTAATAAACTTGTGTTTTCCGACAAAATATGATATGCTTAATATAAGCAAAGGCTAAGCTGCAACTTGCCGAAATCGGCGGGTTACGAAGGGAGCTCAAATTTGAAAAACACGCTGAATGTAAACGGATTAGAAATCCGCTACCGTACCGTAAACGAAGCTGATTACATCTCGCTGACGGATTTGGCTAAGTACAAAACCGACGCGCCCGACAGAGTGATTTCTACATGGATGCGGATTTACAATACCATCTGCTATCTCGGCACATGGGAAATATTGCACAACCCCGATTTTAAACCCCACACGTATGAGGGGTTTAAAATTGAAAGCGCCGAAAACGCCTTTTGGTTATCGCCGCAAAAATGGGTAGAAGGCACCAACGCAATAGGTATGTTTTCAAAGGCCGGCAGGCACGGTGGCGGCACGTTCGCCCACAAAGATATTGCATTCAAATTCGCAAGCTGGCTTTCGGTAGAATTTGAACTGTACGTCATAAAGGAATTCCAAAGGCTAAAAGCCGAGGAATATAAGCAACTCGGATGGGAAGCAAAACGCGAATTGGCGCGGATAAATTACAAGATTCAAACCGATGCCATAAAGCAAAACCTTATTCCAAAAGAACTTACTTCCAAACAAGCATCAATAATATATGCGGACGAAGCGGATGTTTTAAACATCGCCCTATTCGGTATGACAGCTAAAGAGTGGAGAGAAAAAAGCCCGGACTTAAAAGGGAATATTCGCGATTATGCTTCCATAAACGAACTTATATGCCTATCAAACATGGAGAATATTAATGCAGTCTTAATCAATGACGGTATTCCACAAAAAGAGCGCCTCATTCGGTTGAACAAAATCGCTATTCAGCAGATGACTATCTTAGTTGAAGTACAGGGAAGAAAATTATTGAAATAATCTAAAGTGGTGACCAACCCACATTCAATTCAAAGTCCTCTGTGGTTGATTAGTCAATTTACGCTGCGACCGGGTAAAAACAGTGACTGACACCATTGCGTGACTATGCTATCCTTCTCCCATGCACTTTAAAAATGCCAAGGGCATTCTTTCTCCCAAAAACGGAATGAACCTATGCCGGGGCTGTACCCACGGCTGCATATACTGCGATTCACGAAGCCATTGTTACAAAATTGAGCACGATTTTGAAGATGTGGAAATAAAGATCAACGCCCCCCG